CATGCCCTCGCCGCCGAGCGCAACGATGTGACAGACCTTGCTGCCGTCCTCCAACACATACAGCCGTGTCACCATCGCCGCAGCAAAGTGCGGCTCGCCCTTGCGCCCAACCACCCACAACGCGTAGCGCTGCGCCTTGAGCTCCTCGAGCAGCACCGGCTCGTTCCAGATATTTCCACTGCGCCGATAGCCGGCCGCGAGAACGTCACGCACCAGCGGCAGCATGTCGGCGGCGAGATACGGCGGCACCGCCCACAACACCATCTCGTTGCGATCAGGCGCCAGCATCGCTAGCCCACCACGATCCAGCACCACGTGCGGCCCGGAGTGCTGTTCGAGGGATGGTGGATCGTGAACTGGCCGGCGATCGTCACCGGCGGCGCCCAGGTGCTGGGGCCCTCCGCCGCCGCTGCCGCGGTCTCTGGCGAGATCAGCACGTGCTGACCGATCCCAGCTTGCAGGCTCTTCACCACCGTCGTGGCTGCATTGAGCAAAACTGTCGTTGCGCCGGCAAAGCGCAGCTGCCCGTTCTCTAGGGCAATAATGGCATTATTGATTTGCTGCGGGCGGCGCTCACCGGACGCGAGGGGGTAACCGGACGGGCGCGGCGTTGTCATTGCGCTTGTCCGATTTGAGGTAGCCCCTGGTCCGCATATGCTCCACCGCCTTGCGTGCGGCGGAGCGGCTCTCCTCTGACGACATCAGCCGCTGCGGCGGGTCCGGATCCTCGATGTGCGGTAGATAGGGCTCCCTGGATGGCATCTTCGCTGTGTCCTGCCTTGCGGGCTGCGTCCTGTAAAGCCGTGGAGTAGTCGACGTTGATTCCCTTGCTCGGGATGCCTCCCATCTTAGCATACAAGTCTTTTTCCGGGTACCACCACAGCGCCTGCATGTCCGCATTCGTAATGTTATGGCCCTGCTCACCCAGGATATTGCGGGCCCGGTTCCAGACATTGCGGATCCAGTTCCGCTGGCCGCCGGAGGTGGGCTGCTCGTTGATGCCCTTGAGCGCCTTCCATGCCCGTTCGGCCGAATAGGTCAGCTCCGACTTGTTGCGCTCGCCACTGTCGTAGAGCGCACGGTTTTGCGCAAAGTCGCGCTCGTGCCGACCGATGATATCTCCGGCTTTGTCGAGCAGTTCACCGTGGTCGTCGGGCACATAGTTGACGCCGCTATCGCGCAGCGCCTGCTGGAACCGGGCGATCGGTTTTTCCGGTGGGCGCCCGACCAGTGTTCCCGTGAGTCGTCCCCACCCGCGCATGAACCACAGATCCATGGTCGTCGGATCGTAATTGCCGTTGAGATTCTGGTAGAACCCGCCACCAATCTTCGGCCCGAGGATCGCCGAGCCGTGCACCATCGTGTTCTTATTCTCGCCGCCGACGTCGTACCCCATCGCCTCCAGATCGCGCACTGTGAACTTTCGATCCATGAACTCGCGTGCGGCATCGATTCCGCCGGCCTCGATCAAGTCATTCAGCTTGGCAAAGTTGTTGTTGATCGAGCCTTGCTGCTTGGCCTCAAGGTTGGTCGGAAACCGCCCGTTCTCGCGATAGTGCTGCATCACCTGATTGGCCAGCCGCACATTCGACGGCACTTTCTCGCCCTGGCTGGTCGCTGCCAGCGCTGCATTCCAGGCAAAGCGCGCGTTGGGATCGGTGGCAATTTCCGGGTGCAGTAGACTGGCGACACTCTGCGCCTCGCGCACCTTGTCGGTGTACCAGTCACCGGCATGACCGCTGCGCTGCATCGCTCCCTGAACCTCTGAGGCAATGGCATGGGCCAAATGATCATCATAATCGGAGGGACCGGTCAGCTTGCCGCCCGGCACACCCAGAGCGGTTAGAGCTGCGCTGCCGCGATCGTGCAGGCCCTGCGCAATATCTTCGACGTTCTGCGAGCGTGGTTTCACCGCCGGATAATCAGGGTGCAGGATCTCATTGACGGTGAGCGGTTGCACCGTCTGCGGATTCGCCGGCACCGGCACCACGGCTTGGCTAGGCGCCCCCGGCGGCAGGGTCGGCGGCACCTCCAGCCCCGCTGAGCGCGCCTCGGCCCGCTCCCGCACGCGTGCGATTTGTGCTGGCGTGATCAGCTTGCCGCCGGCCACCCCGGCCGCGCCGCGCGTGGCAAATGGTGAGCCAGCACTCGCTGTCGCCAGCGCCGTGTTGGCCGCCCAAGGAACCATCTCCTCCGTGGTCGGAATGTTGCCTGCGGCACCCTCCTGCATCACGGCGCCGGGGCTTTGCGGCCCGAACACCCGATGCAGGAACGGCGACGCAAGCGTATTGGCAACATGGCCGAGATATTGCAGCGGCGCCGGGTCCATCTCCGGCACGATATTTTCCGGCGTCAGCGCCGGTGCTGCCGCGGGCGACGGCGCGCTCGAATCCGAATCTGTTAGTCCCAACCGCTTGCGAAAGGCGCTGTAGATCTGCGGCGAAAGCGGGCCAAAGATGTTGGGATAGGTCTGGCTGTCGTCGGCCATCAGCGATCTCCCTGGCCGGTCACCGCATCCGGGCTCTTCATGCCGCTGGCATAGGTCCAGGCAACCCCGCTCGGCACCCGCAGATGCCCGCGCGCGTAACGCGTCTCACACCGTTGCGGAATCAGCCCCTGCGGCGTGATCGCTTGCTCGGTGGTGTACAGCACTGCGCTCTGTGCCGTGTCGCGCGTGCCGATCGAGCCAAAGCACGTCGGCGCATCGGTCATCGGCCGCAGCCAGAACAGCGCCATGCGCTCGCCCAGATCCTGGTCCGGCGTTTCGACGATCGCCTGCATGTTCGGACCGGTGAATAGCCCGAGCATGTGCCCACCGTTGACGGTCGAGCCAAACGCTGCGAGCTGCGGCAACGGCTGCGGCACAAAGCTGTCGAGCGTGACCGTCATGGCGTCGAGCGAACCGCCCAAGGTGCCGGTGCCAGTCGAGCTGAACGGCGGAATCGCCGTCACCCCCGCCGTGTTGACCAGATCGATATGCAGCGGATCAATGATGGTGAACTGGAAATTGCCGTCCCACGGATCCGCCATCAGATCGAGCAGGCCGCCGGTGGCGTTGTTGATCTCAACGCGGAATTGCGTCGTCAAATCATACGGCAGGTTGGTCACCCCGGGGCTGAGCGTCAGCCGCCAGCCACCCGAGCCGTTATTCGCCGCTGCGGTGATGGTGATCACCCCGGGCGCAATCGTGTCGATGCCCTCGAGCGTCAGCCCCGGCTTGGTCAGATAGAACAGATACTCGAGCATCTGCCCGACGATCGGCGTGAACTTGTCCAGCACCCAGTCATAGACCAGCACCTTGTCGGCCAGCCCGACGGCGCCGCCCTGCGACTTGTACTGCCAGTAGACGCGCGTCGCTTTCGGATCGGTGGCGGCAACGAACAGCTGCAGGTTCGACTGATCGACATCGGCAAAGAACGTGCGATCGACCTTTTCCTTGCCGATCGGCGTAATGGCGCCGCCGGCCTCGATCTTCTTGAACCCCTGCGGGCTGCAGAAGAACACCTTGTCGCCCGCGGTGATCGAGGAGTACTGACCAAACAAACCATCGAGCTGGGAAATGCGCAGAATCGAGAACACGAACTGCGAGCCGAACGCCAGCGACATCATCCGCACCGAGGCGTCCTGAAAGATGATGCCGTATTGATCCGAGCCGCGAATGTCGTGCACGCCACCGCCGTCCGGCATGTCTTGCTGGTTGGCCAATGTGCCAGGGATGTTCCACACCTCGGGATTGCCGAAATCGCTCCATTGCACCCGAAACGGAAAGCCCAGCACCCCGCTCAGCACCACGAATTGATTGATGATGGCAATGTGGCTCGCCTGCGGCGGCGCTCCCGACACGTCGCTGAAATAGGTGCTGGCGCGCAGCACGAACTTTTGCGGCGGCGCATTCGCCTGCGCGGCCAGGATCAGATTGTTGAATTGCGCGAATTGCCAGTTATCGGTCGGCGGCACCGGCGCGTATTCGTTGAGCGCAGCCAGCCCGGGCGATGGCGGCGCCCCACCGCCGGCCCAGCTGCTGAGGGTGAAATTAAACCCGCCGCCGCCCAGGCCGATGGCGCCGGCCGGTACGATCAGCACATCGCTGGTCTGATAGCCCGAGCCGCCATTGGTGATGTTGACCGTGGTGACAATCCCGCCAACCACCGTAATGGTGGCGATCGCGCCGCCGCCGCCATGCGTCCCGCCGAGCAGCGACACATTGCTGTAGGTGCCGTCGGTATAGGCCGAACCGCCGGCAATCACCCCGGAGCTGGTGCCAGTGGGAATCGCTCCGTGCGAGACCTGCTTGCTGATGCAGCGCCACGCGAACGTCGTGTTGTCCATCCGCCACAGATCCGTCGCGGTCGCGGCAAACACGATCACCGAGGCGTCGACCGGATCGCGCGCAAAGATGCCGCCGCGGCACGGGCTCGGCAGCGATTGCGACAGAAACGCCAGCGACGGTACCGGGCCATAGCCGTCCGCCCGCGGCAATACATTCGACAGCACCACCGTCACATTGGTGTCGATCGCCGACAGGTCGGGCGCCCAGGTCTCGAATTTCAGCATCGGCCCGTCTTGCATAGCAGGCCCCTAGAAGAACATCGGCTGGATCACGCCGCGCTGCTGCATGCGCATCGCCTCGACCTTGAGCTCGCGGTAGGCGGCATAGGTCGCGCCCGGCAAGGCCCCACCGCCCGGCTCCTCCGGACTCATCATCTGCGCCATCATCGCGTTGCGGGTGACGTGCAGGGCGAGCTCATACTTGGCGCGCGAGCGAATCAGCCGCTCGCCGTCGAGCATCCAGCGGTTGGTGGTGTCGGCCGGATCGGTCGGGCCCGGCAGCTGCAGCTGCCCGAGGATGGTCATCTGATACGGCCCGGTGGCACCGGTGAAGATCGCGGACACGGTGAGCGTGAATCCCGCGCCGGGGCCGATCGAGATCGAGGACAGCACGTCGCCGGGCACATAGCGCGTACCGGGATTGTTGACCTGCACCGCGGTCACCACACCGGCCGACACCGTGATGGTGGCAGTGGCGGCCGTGCCCGACCCGCCGCTCAGCGGACTGTTGGGATAAACCCCGGTGCTATAGCCCGCGCCGCCGGTGAAGGTGAACGAGTTGATCTGCCCAGGACCACCCGAGCTCGGCACCGGATACAGGCTGATCGTCTCGTTGTCGTAGCTCCAGTGATACGGCTGCCCCATCTGCGTGCCGGTCTGCGACAGTGTGAGCATCTGCGCGGGCTGGATCCTGGTCATGTCGAACACGGCGGGCGGCACCGTGATCAGCAAGTGCTCGATCGAGTAGAACGTGCGCGGCGACAGCACCACGCCCGGGTAGTGGATGTCGCTGAACGTGGTGTTGTCAGCGTTGTAGAACTGCTGGCCGACGTTGGTGACGAACGTGGTCGTCGAGGTCTCGTTAAAGCGGAATCGCTCCTTCTGGTAGGTGCTGATCGCTGAGTTGATGGCGAGAGCGATCTGCGAGGTCAGATCGCCGCGCATCAGCTCATCGGCGATGCGATCCTGCATGTAGCCGAGAGAGCCGGGAGGAAACGAGCTCGGCCATGTCACGGCGCCTGTGCCTCAGTTCGGATTGCCCGTGGTCACGACCAGGAAGTTGACGTTGATCGGCCCGGCCGGCGACACCGCCAGATTGTTGATCAAGGTGATGGTCAACGTGTTTGCCGTCACCTTGCAGCTCATCGCCTCCGGCGCCGCTGTGCCCGTCGTGGCCAGCGGATCGACCGTCGCCATGCAGATGTCGGCCGCATTGACCTTGGAATTGGTGATCGTAACAACGTTGAGTGCGCCGACCGTGGCAAACGTCATCGTCACCGTGGTCACTGAGCCGGAGCCGCCGTTGCAGGTCGCCGTTTGCGTTCCTGCCGCCGCACCCGAACCGGTCGCCGTGGTCTTGCACATCCCGACTTTAAGCCGGGCCATGTCCATGATCTGATCCTGGACGTTGCTGTTCTCGCCGGTCTCCGGGGGCACCACAGGCGTCGGGATCGACTGCAGCGCCCAGGCCACTCCGGCCAGGACCAGCAGCGGCACGCAGGCAAGCAGCAATCGTTTCATGGGCCTCTCCTCCAGATAAGAAAGGGCGGCGGCCACTCGTGCAAGCGCCGCCGCCCTCTGGTCCGGCCGCCGTCGGGAGGAACGATGGCCTTACTCGCTATCCCTCATCACCAGTAAAGTTGATCATCGCCGCAAAGCAGCCGGCGGTCGGCGCCGCGCCGCCGTAAGTGGCGATGTAGATGTCGATGTCGCCGAGGCTGGCGAGCTGGCCGGCATTGCCGGTGATCGGCTGCCCAGGACCCAGCGACGTGATCGATGGCAACACGCCGAACGCGGTCACCCCAGAGCCCGCCTTGAGCCCGTACAAGGTCCCCGCTGCCGGAGTGGCAATCGCCGCCAGCAGGAACAGGCTCGGCGGCGGATAAACGAGATCGCCCGGCGTCGGCGTGTAGAACAGGCCGACGGTGGTCGAGCCGCCCGCCAGGGCCGCATAGCAGTACAGCTCGATATCCTGGATCCAGGCGCCCTGCGGCAGCGACAGCACATACAAACCGCCGGTGTTGCCGCTCAGCACGTTGGTCGCATAGGTGCCCGCCGAATTGAGCAGCATGGTGCGCGGCAGCGGTGACGGATTGACCGTCGTCGGCGAGAACGGCGCCGACACCGCCGGCAACACAAACGTCGTGTTCCAGCTGAGCGAGCCGCCGCCCGCGGGCAGCGCGCTGTTCACCGGCGAGGCCGGCGTGGTCTGGATCACCGGATCATTCGGCCCGCCACGCACGCAGTAATGATCAGCCTGCCACGGCAGTTTGCGCGGGCTGTCAACCTGAATGCCAGAGCCACCAAGAGAGACCGGCATGTGTGTGTCCTCCTACAAATCCAATCCGCGCTTACAGGTGCGCCTGGGCGTACGTGGAGACGACAACGGTGCCGTAGTCGACGCCGCCGAACTGGGTCTTTTTCATTCCGTGGATGGTCCAGGCCGACACCTCGAGGCGCCGTTTGTGATCAAACAACTCCTCGTTCCACCGGTATTTTTCCGGGCCGCTGTCGCGCTGCCCGAAGGCAATCATCGCCGACTGGCCGCCGAGCAACACCGAGCGATAGACGTTGGTCGCCGGCGCGCCAGCGTTGGTCACACCGTTGGTGATGTCGTAGGCCTGGCGCAGGATGACGCTGTTGTACTCGCCGAGCGCACCCGAGTAGATCGGATTGCCGGTTTCCTCGCGGCCCATGTAGGCCGCCTTGGTGATGTCCAACCACTGACCGGTCGACGTCGATGTGCGCAGATCCGTCACTTGGAACGGATGCAGGTACATCACGAACTTATCCATCAGCGTGTTGTTATAGTCCTCGCGATCGTCACTGCGGCCGCGCCCGTTGATACGCACCGGGCGAATCCGCGGCGTTGCCGTGATCGCCTGCTCTTTGGCTTTGTCGATCAAGTTGATGGTGAAGGTGTCGGTCGCGGTCAGCGCGCCATCATCGGTGCGCTGCGACTGGCGAATGATGCGCGTCGCCGCCGGCACCGCCTGCAGACCGGTAAAGCGCACGTCCTGCTGCAGGTTGTAGCCGCACACCTGATTGAAGAACGACTGCGAGAACCGCTTGGCGTACCAGTCGCCGAGGCCATCGCGCGCCTCGAGCCGCAAGTCGAACGGCACACGCTGGGCATCGATGGTGTTGCCCGATTTTACGCCGACGACGTGGCCTAATTCGTT